GAATCGCTAGTAGATGCGTGTGTTTTTCATGATATCGTCTATGACAGCAGACCCGACAAAGAGTTTCGTTCAGCGATCGCATACAGCTGTTTGGTCAATAACGACCGCGAGCTGTTCGGTTGTGATAAACCACCCCACGCTGAATGGACGTATATGACTATCAAAGAAACCATCGATCACGAGTTTCGTGGGAAAGACTTTTACGCCGGTTCGATGATTCGAATCGATTTGGCTGATTTGTCTAATCCAGAGATGACTGCTCGCAACTATGAACTCATCAAACTGGAATCGATGGGTCTATACAAAGTCGATGAAAAGACCTTCGCCGAAACCAACATCAGTTTCATGAATGGTTTGAAGGAGCGTGTTGAGAAAAATCGTGAGATCGATTACATGCGTTACACGGATTTTTGGACCGATGTTCTTACCGGTATCGATTCTACGATCGAAATGTCTAAGGCTGCTCTATGATTGGTTACGTAATCACAATCGACGATGACGATAGATCTAAGTCTGCTGCTCAACGATGCATCGATACTGCTGCATCGTTTGGGCTGGTTGTAAAAAACCATTCGGCATACACACCTCGCAATTGTGATCCGGTCGAAAGACTACAATCTCTTGGCATTTCGTCAGCAGGATTTTATGAGAAGTATTCTCGATACGAGAACGCTATTGCTGCATTCCTGTCTCACTATTCGTTGTGGGAACGTTGCTGGAAGAGTGGAGAGCCACTCTTCGTTTTTGAGCATGACGCGGTTGTTCTTGCCCCCGTTCCGAAAATTCCGTTCAAGGGTCTCATGTCTATTGGTGCTCCATCATACGGAAAATACAACGATCCATTGACGATGGGAGTTAATCCTCTAACATCGAAGCCTTATCTACCTGGTGCCCATGCGTATGCAATCAATCCGTTTGGAGCTAAAGCAATCTTGGATGAAATTCATAACTCTGGCCAGGCCGGTCCAACTGATGTATTCCTGAACATTAATCGGTTCCCGTGGCTTCAGGAATACTACCCATGGCCAGTTCATGCCAATGACTCATTCTCTACTATCCAGAAAAGAGAGGGTTGTTTGGCGAAACACAACTTCAATAAGGCATATACACACCTATGAGAAAGATCTTTATCACCGGATGCGATAAGAACACTGAGTGGATGCTGCCGTGGTTCATTCAAAAATTCCGCCAACATTCCGAATTGGAAATCTTCCTATACGACTTCGGAATGTCTGACGAGAAATTGGAATGGGCTAAGAGCAGATTTGACGGTGTGTCACGAATCGCTCTTTTCAAAGAAGCCGCCGGATGGTTCAATAAGCCATACGCCATGCTTGATTCTGTAGTCAAAGGTGAATCACGGGTTTGGCTTGATACTGATTGTGAGATTGTTGGTCCTATCGATGATATTTTCCAACACATCAAATATGGTCGGCTTAGTATCTGTGAAGATCTTCCGTGGACTATGCGACGAACCGAACGTTGGCACAATACGGGTGTTGTTGGTCTGGGTGGTGTTCCCCAACTGATGACTCGCTGGTCAAAAGAGTGTGAATCACCTCACCCAGAATTGCAAGATCCAAACCTACCACCAATCGGTGATCAAGACATTTTGCACCACATTTTAAGAACATCTCTCGATAGACCGATCGTCATGCCGAATAAATACAATGTGACCAGAATTCAACACTTGGACAAGACAGTTCCAACCGATGCACGAATTTTGCACTGGACTGGTCATAAAGGAAAAGAGTACATCAGAGAAAGTATGAAGCAATCATGAGTGAAGTTCATGTTGTTGGTAATGGTCCGTCGTCAGCAATTTTCACAAAGACACCGGTTTCCAACGAAGACAAGATAATCGCGTGCAATCTGCCACCGTTCACAATTAACAGAGTCTATGGCTATATGATCGTAGACTTCAAAATGATGAGAGCTATTCGTGAAGGCTCTCTAATGGTTCCACCAGAGTGGATCTTGGGTTTCCGTCCAAAGATGTTTTGTGACAGTGATCCAATGTTCCATATGCAACACGCAAGTAAGATCAAAGAGTTTTACACCACACTCCCAGATTACGTCCCAAATTACAAAGACTTTTCGTGTGGCCACGCTGCAGTGCACTATGCTGCAACCAAGCTTCGGCCTCGAGTGATCCACATGTATGGATTCGATTCGATCTTCGACTTTGATTCTACGTCCTGTTCAGACCTGTATTTGCCGTCATCTCGCGATTTGATCAACACCAATACGTTGACTGCAAGTTGGCGTCGTATCTGGCCAGCACTGTGGAGAGAGTTTCCGACTATCGACTTCAAACTCTATGGTCGACATGTCGACGTGAAGATCCCTCTTGGTAAGAATGTAGAGGCTATCAAGGGATGATTTACTTCATCGATGGGTTGAGTGAGAAATCGAAAGAACTTTGGTATGAACCCATTGAGTGGGCGATCAAGTATTTGGGCTTATTGGATGCTGAAAAGAACATCGAGTTCAAGTGGAAGAAACTTATCGTTTCTACGTACGGTTTATGCTGGGATAATGGGGAAACCATTAAAATCCAAATAAACAAACTAGAACGTGACTATGACGACATTCTGTTAACAATATTTCACGAATTGGTTCATGCCGAACAATTATTGACCGGAAAGTTGTCATATGTTAACGGAAAGATGGTCTGGAAGAACAAAAGTTCCAGTGAAAATCCCTGGGAAGAAGACGCAGAAAAAAAGTCCGTTCAGATGCTATTGAGGTATGTACATTCAGGCACAGCAATGTTATAATCTACCAAATGGAGGTTATCATGACTAAACGAGTTGAATTGAGAGTTTATACCCCCCTCGGCCCGAAAGATTTCGTTTTCGACGGAATGACGAAAGCCAAGCTTTATGCTGAAAGCATCATGTATCAAAACTACGGAAAGTCGCCAGTCACCGATGTCAAGAACTATCGCGGCATGTTCAGATTCACGGAGTATACTCTACAATGACAGCACAAGTTTGCAAATACAATTCTCCGAATTCGTTTGATTCGGAGAAAACTCGACGCTTTAAGAACGTTGTGAAATATCGAAAGCAACTTCGAAAAGCACAAGCGAATCTTGACAAGTGGGCTAAAACTCGTCTTGGTAATCCATACGATTTAGCCCTCGAGGTGCAGCGTTTCAAACAGAAAATCACAGACAATCTAGATCGACCATGCTAATCATTCCAGACGAAATTGACGAAGAGCTACGAGAACAGTTCACCAATTTCGATTATCACAAGATCGAAAATCTGGCACAAATCATGGTCGATAAAGGTTACGTTGACGAAAGCATGAAAACGCGAGTCATCAATAAATACATGGCGATGACACTTGAACAAAGGAAAGATGATGAAGTGTACACCCGAACTTGAAAATAAAATCCGTAGGAGCATTGTGTGGACGCTGATGTGGGCGTTTAAGGGTGGCATTATATTTCTGCTCATCACAGAAACAGCAGTAATGTTAACAATTTGTGCTTTCTTTACAATAACTGTCGTTATAATGCTTTTTATTGCTTGGCTTTGTGGTGACTTAAACTTTTGCAAGTAAAGAGGTAAATGAATATGAGTGGAAGAGATATTGAAGACAAAATTCGATTCGTTGGACTTTTCGTCTTCATTTTTGTGATAATCATCAGCATAGCAGTCTTTATTATCGTGTCGATGGGTTTTTGGCCTGCGGTGGGACTATGGAGTTTCTTGATCTTCATGTCCTGGGTTTTCGGAATTTTCAGTTTTACGAAGGGATAAGATTATGATCTATACTATTATTGCGTATAAGCCCGATTCAGTCGATAGTGTCATGAGTTGTGTACAATCTCGATATTCTAGTGATTTTGACTATTTCGTAACTTCTGATGCTGATCAAGCTGCGGCATGGTACGTCCAAAAAGAATTGGACGAAAGTCTTGAACGTTATGAAGCTGACTGGCAATTGACTGCTCTCTATAATGGAGAAGAATATCCAAAAGATGACAGTGTCTATGAAGAATTTGAAAGTTTGATCAAAAATGCTACTTATCTCATCAAAACTGAGCGCATCGAAAAGAAAGAAGAAGAAAAAAGACTCGCCGAAGAAAAAGCCGCATTTGCTAGAAAGGAGAGTATGGAAAAGGATGCTGCCGCTGAACGTGCTCTTTTTGAAAGCCTGAAAGCTAAGTACGAGAAATAAAAAGGCGGCCTTCGGGCCGCCTAGTTTGTGGGAGGGTTTTATCCCTCCTCTTTTTTTGCCCGAATTACGCGAATGTGTATGATTCAAATTTGTCGCTCTTGCAACGATAAGCAATAGTCGATTTGTTGATTCCTGTAGCTTCTACAGCCTTCGTGATAGTTTCATAATGGAATCCATCAATTAAAACAGCTCTAGCTCTTGGGTTATCTTTGCCTTTCATCACAGGATTTACAGCCCATGGTTTCTTCATTCCTTTATGTGCTTCTGAAATTTTCTTTTTAGTCTCGTCTGATTTTATATGCCCTAAAGCATAAGTGTTTCCCATAAATGCTTCTGATCTTTTCTGCTTAGACTCTTCTGAGTGTGTCCATCCTGACGTATGAATTCCAGTCGGTCTACCACCGGTCAATCCGCCTTTAGCTTTGTTCCAGCCAATCCATGATGCTGGTCGATATTGCTCTTCAAGATTAGACATTTCTTGCTTGGTGCCAGTGTGAAGAGTTTCGATGGTTGTATTGGAAAGATCTAAATCATCTCGTCGAATTTTGTGTTCGTTAAGACGATGTTTTACTACACGTTTAGTAATTCCAATATAGCCTTCAGCATAAGGGTTTGTGTGATCTTCGTTTCTGATCCAATAAAGTTTGTACATGATGTCTCCAAAGAAAAAGGGCCCGAAGGCCCTTTAGTTGTAGGGTTGATCCCTACTTATTTATACACGATAAGTTATCTACACGTAAATTACGCTAGAATATTATCAACCCTGAATATGCGATAATACTGATTAGTCTTCGCAGCAGCCAGACCGTTAGCAGGAGTAGCACCAACGTATGGGTTGGAAACCATTCCGTAACGAGTCTTGAAGCCGATGCGAGGCTGGAATGTATCTTCACCAACCGCACGCATCATGGTAAGTGGTACGTATGGGCAGTAGAAGAGACCAGCGTCATAAGCGTTAGAACCCTTATAACCAACAGTCACGTAATCAACAGTCGCATAAGGGTCGATGTAGACCTTTGTACGTCCGTTAAGAACACCGGCGAAAGTGTTACCTGTGTCATCCACATTTAGAGCAGTGGAAAGAGCTGGAGCATAGTCGAGCATACCCGCAGCGTGAAGTGCAGAAGCAACGTCAGAAGAACAGATAACGACGTTACCCTTACCTCTACGAGTTTCTTTTGCAATCACGTTAGCTTCACGCTCAAGCTGGACAACCAGACCCTTGAACTTTTCAACAGACCAACGACCATCAGCATCGGTTGAAAGGTCGAAGATACCGTTTGTAGCGGTGTTCGACTGAAGACAACCGGTCTTCGCCTGAGAGTTGATGGTACGAACAACTTCACGGTTGATCTCTGCTAGGAGTTCAGTCGAAAGAATGTTCGCTAGCTCGGTCTCTGCATCAAGGCCGTGGATTGCTCGTAGGTCCTGTGCAAGTTCGATCGAGTAGTCAGCTCTTAGAGCTCTGGACTTCGCAGTCACAGTGCTCTTTTCGATGGTGAATCCCATCTCTGGGAACGCATCGTTTCCAACTGAACCTAGGGCTTCAGCAGAGTCTGTGCTCATTGGCTGACCGAAGATATCAGTGAAACGCTCGTTGTCGATTGAAGAGTCTGCGTTTGAATCGGTAATTCCAGCTAGACCAGAAGGACCAGCTGCTGCCGAATCAGCTCCAACACCAGTCTTGGTACCAGAGTAGCCAGTCTTCGCTTCATTGAATAGAGCTTCCTGGGACGAGGTGTTACCCGCACCGTAACGGCTCTTGAAGGCAAAGATAAGACCGGTTGGACCAGTCATTGGCTGAACGCCAGCAACCTCATAAGCCATTAGGTTTGGCGCAGCGCGGCGCACAAGAGAGATTAGGACTGGGTCCCAATTAGCAGCTGAACCGGTGTTGTTACCAGGTGCAGCCTCGGCGAGGAAGTTCATGGAATCACGCTCTTCACGAAGCGCCTTCTGAGTGTTTTCAAGAACAACAGCTGTAACAGCTTTCTTGTGATGGTCCTTGATCTCACCCACAGACTCTTCATTAAGAACTGCTTCCCACTTCGCCATTAGTGTATTGTAAGTAGACATTTAAGCTTTACTCCTATTACTTACCAGATCTAAGTGCGTGAATGTATGCACTCATATCTTCAGGGATGATGGTGTCATCATCGTTATTTTCGTCGATGTCATCATAGTTGTTTTCCATGATTCCACCAGTTGGTTTCTTCTTACCGTTGAAATAAGTTTCTTTGATGTTAGAAACCTTTGAACGGAAAGTGTTTTCATCAACAAAATCGATGTCTTCGCAAAGATCAACTAGTTTGTCGAATTGTGTATCAACCAAGCCCTTACCTTCGTCAATGAGAACGCTTTCGCGCTTGTACTCATTTAGCTCTTCGCTCACACTGATGAATTTATCCATGCGAGAGTTAAGCTCCGACTCCAGTCTATCGACTTGCTCGGATAGGTCGTCAACAAGATCAACTTTTTCTTCTGGAACTTCGATGTAGGATTCTACGAATAGGTCCTTTAGAGAAGTCATGAAGTTTTCAGCGATTTCGGTACGTAGACCGCTCTCGACCTGAAGCTTGTTTTCTTCCATCCACTCGGTAACAACGTGATTTAGGAATGAATCGACTTTGTCGACCAAATCTTCCTTCTCAGCTGCGATCTCTTCAGAAAGCTGCTCCTCGTAAGACTCTTCAAGACGAGCAATCTCAACACGTAGGCGGCTTTTTACAGCTGCTTCCATGATGGTTCCTGCTTTTTCTTTAAAGCCCTCAGATAGAGTAGCCTCAGATTCGACTAGCGCTGCTACGTTTTCTTCGAAATCGTATTCAGCATTCTCAAGAACATCTTCTTCCGACTCACCTGAAACTTCTTCCAGGTTACCTTCAGACATGATCTTCTTAAGAGCTGCTAGCTCTTCTGAATTCATTTCGCTCATCATGTCGAATAGTTCACGAACGATGCCTTTGTCAGCCTTATAAGCCTTACCGCCGTTTTCTGCGTTTGACTTGTCAGCGTGGCGTTTCTTACCACGTGGACCAGTCTTGGCAGCTTTATCGACGGAATCGTTTGACTTTTTCTCAGCGTTCATAGCATCATGAGCTTCGTCAAGATCTTCGTCATCCCCAAGATCTAGACCGTCCTCGTCGAAATCGAGGAGATCGTCGTCATCATGTAGGTTTTCGTTATCATTTGCCATTTAGCAACAACTCCTTAAAAATTTAACTTCGAGAGGAAATTCTTGAATTCTCTGATTTGAACATCAGACGAGTAGGTTTTACCCACATTCTTAATTTCGGTCTCCATTCTTTCAATGTCTCTTCTTTCGATAACACCGTTGTTCCAAACCCATTCTACTCCTTCCATTATCCCATTAACGAATGCGTCATGAGCAGAAGGGTCTTGGACGATATCGATAGTGTTTAGAATAAAATCTTCACTAACGACAGAGTGCTTACCATTACTAGCAAGAGTTCCCATACCACGAGTTGATACACCCAACTTGACACCACCCTCAAGCAATCCTTTTACGATATTGCCATTAGGAGTATTCAAGATAGATGCCTTTCCGATCACATTAGTTCCCTCAAACTTGAGGTCAGTAATGAGATGCGAAACCTTATCAAGATTAACGACTGGACCAGATGGGTGGTTCAATTCACCAACCGCACGACCAGTGCTAACCTGTTCTTTGATGTATTTATTAACCGCGCCTTCCATGATTTTCATGGGATAGACTCGGCCATTTCTGTTCTTTTTGTCGGCCTGTGCAAACACGCCTTCGATCGAGAATTTCTTCTGACCGTCTCTAGACTCGGAAATGTATTCCAAGTCAGATTGTGTGTATTCGGTAATCAGCTTCATAGATGTTTTGCCATAGCTGCTACAGTTGCGAAAGATTTTAGCTTCTGATTGTCGCGGTTAGTCATTCGCTTCTTTGCGTTCTCGATTCCAGCTTTTCTCTTTGCAGACTTCTTAACCATCGAATCCTTTACATCCTTTGGCAGGTCTTGCTTTTGGGCACGATGCATATTGATGTTTTGCTTTGATGCGCGCTTGCCGTACTCTAGAGCTGTGTTTGAAGAAATTTCGTCGATTTGCTCGACAGACTCGTTTTTTGTCTTAGCTTTTTTCTCTTCTTCTTCTTCACGTTCACGCTTCTTCTTCGAGTGAAGATATGATGAAATAGAGTTCATTTTGCGAGCAGAAATGCGCCGGCGAGAAAGTGCTGGACCCTCTTCAAGATTTTCGACTTCTTCTTTCATCTTATCTGCAGACCGATTTAGTCCTTGAGCTCGGTTTCTACCCTTCTTATACTCTGAAGAAGTGAGTTTGCCTTTCATCAGCTTTTTTCTCTTCTTCTGCAGATCAGCGCCAGCTTTGGCGTGATAATTCGTAAGGGTGTCTTGAGAAAGCTCATCGATTTGCTCGACGCCTTCACCCAAAACCTCAGCCATGAATTGCTTGAATTTCATTCCTCTTCGGCCTCGCCGAAAATTCTTTTTGCCACGGCTTCCTTTTCACCATCTAGTGCGACACGAGTCTTTTCAGCAACAAGGTCTTTAAAGACACTAGTTGCGCCAGCATAGTTCTTGTCGTCGATAAGATTGATAAGATTTGCTACGGTCATATTCATTAATCCTTATTTGATTTATTTATACATGTTTGTTTTTGAACTTATTCTTCTTCAGGAACCGGTGGTGGAAGCCTTGAAATTGGAACATCGTCAGGATCACTCTTCTCTTCACCAGTAATCGCCTTATCGATCTCTTCAATCTCTTCATCATTGAAGTTGAGGATCTTCTTTTGGATCCATTCCTTCGAGAAGTATCGACCGACAAATGGATCGAGCTGTTCGAGTGTTTGAACCTTCTCTCTCCAAATCTCCATGTTCTTAAGTTCGGTGAAAAAGTTGTCGCGGATGTAGTCAACAACGATATCATTCTCGATGTCTTCCCAATCGTCCTCAACAATCACACCCTTAAGAATGAGATTGGTTTTGAGGGTATCAAGGAACAGTTTCGAGAAACGCATGCGAAGTCTATCGATAAACTTCTGGAACTTCAGCTCTTCACGAGAAATTTCCGATGGACGACCAAGACCAAACGGGCCGGCCTGTTCAGTGTCGAGACGGCCAATTGGAACATTTAGAGATTTGTACAATCCACGCTGGAAGTAAATAACTCTCTCGATCTGGCCTAGGTTTTCACCACCAGGTAGAGTCGTAATTTCGGTTCCTCGACCACCTTCTCGACGAGGCAGCCAGAAATCTTCTAGCATAGCCATGTGATCGCGGTTGTCTTTGATAGTACCAGTGTTAGTATCATAAACGATCTTGTTGCGATACTTCGCCATGTG